GACTGTAAGAACTGGGCCGCCTCCGGATCTAGTCCTATTTTCTCGTACTTCATACCCTCCTCAAGTATAGCCGTAGAATGGCTAGAGCCTAGGCCCGATTGGGCACGGTTCCAGCTTTCGCGTAATCTCTTTACTACTTCAGTATTTAATCGGCCAGGAGCTGTAATAACTCCGCCAGCATTCGCGCCGTTAGAATAGAAACGCGCGCCGTACTCTTGGGCCGCTAGCCCAATAGCTACGGCTTCGCGTGCCATTGAAAGCGGGCTCTTACCGGTTAAGCCGTTAAAGCTTAGCCCGACAAAGTGCAGCATTTCGTAATCTAAGTAAGTGTGCTTTTTATCGAATACGTAAACCTTCTCGCCGTCTACTACTTTTACCTCGACCTTCATAGGGTTCAAAGGTATAAGCGCCGTAGGGCGTCCTGCTGCGTTCATCTCTATTTTAGCGTAGGCGTTACCGTGTAACACTAAGTTAGAGGCCATAGCCTCGCGAAAGGTAAAGGTAGAGCTTACGCTATTAGGCGCTTTAGCTAAAAGGTCTTGTACTGGATGGCCTACAGCTTTTACGCGGGTTTCCCCGTCCGCTTGGTATACGTTTAGAGGTATGCTAGCGATTGTCTCGCTAATGATTCTTACAGCTGCATAAACAGCGCTAAAAGTAAGCGCGTTATCTTCGCTTACTTGTACTCCCGTTTTACTAGTACCGAAAAGCCCCGTAAGCCACGCAGCCGGGTTACTTAAACTCGTACTGGGGTTTTCCGGGGAGCTTCTAAAAAGGCGAGCAAATAGCCCGCTATTATTATTTTCTGCCAAAGCCTAGAGTATATACTTTAGGCAAATATACAAAAAAGTTTTTTATTTCCTTGCTTAGTTAGCTTTTTTATTGTATAGGAAGACGCGTTAATATTATTTTTTCGTTCTCGTAGTAGTTGCAGTTGGCGTTAATGATCTTCGTAATAGTACTGTAATTGATGTCTAAGGCCTTACAAGCTTTCGTAAGTGTTCTATAACCTTCTACCCTTCTAGAGCTCTTATGCTCTACTAAAATAATCCTCATATAAATAAAATAGTATCTTCTTGTTCTAAGTCGGAGCCTGCGGCGCAAGGCTCGCAAATTTGCAGCGCCGTTATATTACTTAAGCTTGCGGTATACGTTCCGCAGCTTTGGCAGTAGTACTCTACGTCATTAGCTAACATAACCAAAAGCGATAAACTGTACAAAAGCGAACAGCTTAAATACTAGGGTTAATATTGGAAAGCCTAATAAGCCAACGCCAAGCGCTATAGCTATATTGCGGTTTTCTTTGTCTTCGGGTGTCATTACTTTCTTTGCCATTGCTTTAAATAAAATTTAGCTTTTTCTAAGCTGTTAAACTTGCGGCTTCCGTAGAAGCTCGGTGTATTCGGGAGGGCGGTAAATAAGCCAGGCTGAGTCTCTAAGATCTCAGCGCCGGCGTATTGTATTACTCTTTTAATTCTCATAGGGCTTACATAATTTCAGCGTAAACTCCAAAAACGATTTCTTTAACTATTTTCTCGCCTTTGCTGTAGTCTACTAAAGCTCTTGCATCTTCTAGAAAAAACCAGCTGCCCATTTCAGTACCTCCAGTATATTTTAGTTTTCCTTCTGCTGTTTGTATTCTGTAGTTAGCTTGCATCTTGTTTGTTGTTGTTGTTATTACTGGTGTAAATATACGGCCTTTTCTTTCCCCTGCAAATAAAAACGCATTTTTTTTCATATTTTTTTTTAGGGCATAAAAAAAGCCCCGGCTGGGGCTCTTTCTTAAGCTACTGCTTTTTGGTACTCTTCGTAAGCCTCGTAAGCTTTAGTACCGTACTTAGGCTTGTGGTATACAGTAACGTACTTCATTCTTATTTTAATCTCGTTACCATCCGGAGCGTTAAACTTAATACCTTCGTGGTTCGCTTTAGTTTCGTAGTAATCTTCGTAGCTGTTAAAGCTTCCGTATTGCAAAAGGCCTTCTAGTAGGTCTCTTACTTGCTCGAATACTTCGCGAGATACGATAAGAGGGTTTACGTAAATATCGTAGCTGTTACCTCCTGCGAAGCTCTCGTAACTAAACTGGCAGAAGCTAGCTACTTCCTTACCGAATTTTGCAGCTATGATCTGCTTTACTACTTGGTTATAAGTTACTCCGCTAGCACGGTAGTACTCATTACCTGCGTAGTTAGTATCCTTAATAAGGCTTACGTTTTTAAGTTGAACGTTTAGAGCTGTTGCGTTTACTTTTACTGTTGCTTTCATTTGTAGTGTTTTTTAGTTGTTGTTGTTTGACACTTCAAATATACGGCTATTTTCTATTTATGCAAACTTTCCCGTAAAAATTTTCCGATTTATTTAAGGTATAGCACTCTCCCTCTACTAAAATATTTACGCAGGCCCCGCCCTTACTGAGCTGGGGCCAAGCGTGAATATTTTTATTTATTAAAAAAAAAGTTAGCTCTTTAGCTTCTTCTACACTCATTACAGTATAATTAAGTCCCTATCCTCGTATATACTGCCGTCGTCGTCGTTTCTATGCTTCGCTAACCATATACCTACTGCTATCGCCCAAGCTTGCGCGACGTCAATCTTATCGGAGCTTTTGCTTTTATCAAACTTTAAATTTCCTGCTGGATCCGTTTTAGCTTGCACATTACTTACGCACCACCTTAGTAGGTTGTTTCCCGTGTGCGCTATTTGGTTGCTTCTTATCCATATTTCGAGCTGCTTAACCGCAGGGCTCATACTTGCGAAACCCTGGCCGTAAGGCTCGACCGGTAGGCCCTCCTCTGCAAGCTCCGCTATTAAGCTGCTACTGTTCCATCTATCGTAAGCTATAGCTTTTATATTAAACATCTCCGCAGCTTCGTAGATAGCCTCGCTAATATATTTATAGTCGGTTACGTTGCCCGGTGTTACCGTTAGCTCGCCTTTAGCTATAAACTTATTATAGTCCGCTCCGCTTTTACCCTGCCTTCTACTTACTGCGGCTTCAGTTACCCAGCTATAGACTACCGTCTTAAAAGGTTCGCCTTCATATATTGGCGGGAAGATCAAAACGAAAGCCGTTAAATCCTCAGTACTCGCCAAATCGAGCCCCGCGTAGCAGTCCCTATCTTGAAGGTCTGCAAGCTCGTAGCTTTCCGCGCAGCTCATAAAGTCCTCGTCGCTAACCCATCTTACCTCGCTCGTCGTCCATTGGTTAAGGTGTAAGCGTCTAAAGGTGTTCTCGTAGGTTACTAAAGCTTTAGCCTTTTGAGCTTGCGCTAGTATATAGTCCTCTTTTATCGTTACGCCGTAGCCGGGGTTAGCCTTGCGCCAGGTCTCCGGGTCTAGTATATCGTCGCCCTCTTCAGCTTCGTAGATATGCGGGTAGAAGGTCGGATCTTCTATAATACCTGCCTGCACCTTCTTAGCGTAGTCGTAAACCTCGTAGCATATACTTTCCTTATTACTTCCAGCTGTAGAAATACTAAAAAAGAGCGGCTGCCTTCTCGCTCCGCTCGCTGTCTTCATTACGTCGTAAAGATCTCTATTTGGCTGGCTGTGCAGCTCGTCGAATAGTACCGCGTGAGCGTTATACCCGTGGGCCGTGTCGGCGTCAGCGCTTCGCGCTTGTATAAAGCTGCCGTCTTTAGCTACGATGCTATTACGGTATACCTTTACCTTCTCCATAAGTAGCGGNGACTGGAGTACCATTTGTTTCTGAATCTCGTGAATCATTCCAGCCTGCCCGCGATCCGCTGCACATACTATAATTTCCGCGCCGGGTTCGTTATCCGATACAAGTAAGTAAAGCCCTAGAGCTGCTAAGAAGTTGGTCTTACCATTCTTACGCGGCCAAAAGAGGAAGGCCTCGCGGGTAATCCGCAGGCCGTCCTCATTTACGTTACCGAATATATCGCTTATAACTTCCTTTTGGAAGGGCTCTAGCTTAAAGGGCTGCTTAGCTAGCTCTCCTTTTACGTGGGTTGTAATTCGCTCTATAAACTTTATAACGCGCTCTGCTTTGTGTGGGTCGTACATTGGTTACATTTCTATAATGTCGTCTATATCTAGGGTGCGGCCCTCCGGTCGCTCTAGCTTAGATCTACTCGCGGGCGTTAGCCCAAATTCTATTAACATCATTCTAATACGCCGCCACGCGTCCGAGCTTTGAGCTGCGGCCGGGTGCGGCTTTAATACCTTGGCCCCGTTACTTGCGAAGGTTTCATAAATACGGCCTTCCTTCATAAGCTTGAGCTCTGCGCTGTACCATTCTTGGTACGCCATAGCTAAGAGCTCTAGGCTGGTGTCGTCTACCGTGCTTAAGAGTCCCATACTATGCAGGTGCCCTACGCTACGCTCGTACATCATTTTACCCTTTGCCTTTAAAAAGCTGGGGGTAGTATTTGCGGGCTTAGACTTAGTAACCGTTACTGGGTTCTCCGGTGCTCGGTCTTTTCTAGCCGTCCCTCTTTTCTTTTTAAGCTCCTGCGGCGCAGGTCTTCTACCTCTTGGCATTTGTTAAATTTTTAACACTTTGTTATTTTCCGAACTTCCCAATCAAATTTGACACTATAAAAATGTGGCT